AATGTATGGAATAGTTACTGATAAAGACAATTTTGTGATGGATAATATGAAAGACCCTTCGGGAGAACCCCGTAAGGGTATTCTTGTGTTTAAAAAGAAAACAAATGCGGTAGATGAATGTGAGAGTCTTAATAAAATTAGATCTTGTATGAAATTAACACAGTGTTATTCTGTAGAAAAGGTTAATCCTGATAATATTCCAGATTGCGGTATAATTGTTGACGGAGTGTGGAAACAAAACATATAAATATAATAAAGGATATTAATATGGAATGTATTTCTAAATTTTTAACACTTCAAAATCAACTTCGCATACATCACTGGCAAACACCATCATATGCTGAACACAAGGCACTTGGTAAGGCATATGAAATGTTAGACCCACTTATTGATTCCTTTATTGAAACCTATATGGGTAAATATGGAAAAGATACAGAACAAGAGAGAAGTATAACTCTTCATGGATATGAAAAATCACATCCAATGCCTGTTCTAAATTATTTTGAAAATTATCTTAAAACTGAATTAACTAGCGATATTTCAGAAGACGATACCGAACTTTTAAATATTCGTGATGAGATGTTGTCTGTTGTAAATACAACCAAGTATCTCTTGACACTAAAATAATTTTAGTATATAATCTATTTGATGAGTGACTATTCTAAACTTACAAATGAACAACTTCTAGCACTTAAGCACCAATTGGAACTTGATGTTTCGAAATATCACAACTTTCAGTTGGTTAGAAAAATTCAATTGAATTCTGCTTATGGTGCTATAGGAAACGAATACTTCAGATATTATTCAACTGAACTCGCAGAGGCAATTACTCTGTCGGGTCAGTTGTCTATTCAATGGATTGGAAATAAACTCAATGAATTTATAAATCAGACTGTCGGCACAGTAGATGTTGATTATGTAATTGCCTCAGACACAGACTCGGTATATCTAAATCTCAATGAATTGATTCAAAAGTTTGTTCCAAACGAATCAACAAAGAAAAAAGCAGATTATTTAGACAACTGTTCTGAGAAAATAATTCTTCCATTCATTGAGAAAAAGTTTAAAGAACTTGCCAAAATTATGAATGCCTATGAAAACAAAATGCAAATGGGTAGAGAAGTAATTGCGGATAAGGGAATTTGGACTGCTAAGAAGAGATACATGTTGAATGTTTTGGATTCTGAAGGTGTTCGATATTCAGAACCAAAACTAAAAATTATGGGTATTGAAACTACTCGCAGTTCAACTCCAGAATGTGTTAGAAAATATTTAAAGCAAGCAATTCATATCACTATGAATGGTGAAGAATTAGATATGATTGGTTTTGTAGAGAAATGTAGAAAAGAATTCTATTCATTATCTCCAGAACAAATTGCTTTCCCTAGAAGTGTTCACGGAATGGATAAGTATTCTGATAAGACTACAATATACAAAAAATCAACACCTATTGCGGTCAAGGGATCACTGATTTATAATCACTATATTAAAAAGTATAGGATTGATAAAAAATACAAAGAAGTCATGGAGGGAGATAAAATTAAATATCTTCATCTTAAAAAACCAAATCCATTGGGTGGTGTTCGTGGAGAAGACCAAATTATATCTTTTCCAAATATTCTTCCAAAGGAATTTGGACTTCATGAGTTTATTGATTTTAAAACACAATTTGAGAAATCGTTTATAGATCCGTTGACTTCCATTCTAGATACTATTGGTTGGTCAACTGAAAAGAGAAATACACTAGAATCCCTATTTGGGTAAAGGAAATATTATGAGTGAATTTTTAACTTCTATGGTTAAGTCGTCAGGTAATAAGTATGCTTCTTTAGTTTCAGATGGTCTTGATGGAAGTGATGTTGCTGGTTTCGTTGATACTGGTTGTTATATGTTGAACGGACTTCTGTCTGCTTCAATTTATAATGGAATGCCAAATAACAAAATCACTGCTCTTGCAGGTGAATCTTCTACAGGTAAAACTTATATTGCTCTTGGAATTGTTTCTAAGTTTTTGCGAGACAATCCTGATGCTGTTGTTCTTTACTTTGATTCTGAACAAGCAGTAACTTCTGATATGTTTAAGAATCGTGGAATCGATCCAAAGCGAATTGCTGTTTTTCCTGTATCAACAGTAGAAGAATTCAGACATCAGGCAATTACAATTGTAGATAAGTATCTTGCCTTGCCAAAGCAAGATCAGAAACCAACATTTATTGTTCTTGATTCTCTTGGCATGTTGTCAACTTCTAAAGAAATGGCAGATACTGCTGAAGGCAAAGATACCAAGGATATGACTCGTGCTCAAATTATTAAAGCAACATTTAGAGTCTTGACTGTAAAACTTGGTATCGCAAAGATTCCTCTTCTCATGACAAATCATACTTATCAGTCGATGGGTATGTTCCCAACAGCAGAACTTGCTGGTGGTCAAGGATTGAAATATGCTGCTTCTACAATTCTTTACCTCTCAAAGAGAAAAGATAAAAATTCAGATGGTGAAGTTGTTGGAAATATTATTCATTGTAAACTTTACAAAGGTAGATTTACAAAAGAAAATAGTATGGTAGATCTTCGTCTAAATTATGAAACGGGTCTTGATTCATACTATGGTCTGGTAGATATTGCTGTAAACTCTGGTGTCTTTAAGAAAAATTCTACAAGAATTGAACTTCCAGACGGATCAAAAGTTTTTGAAAAAACAATTTATGAGAATCCAGAAAAGTATTTTACCAAAGATGTGCTTGAACAGTTAGATAAAGCAGTGTATAATGAATTCAGTTATGGTGGAGAAACCAAAACTGAGGTTGATGAAGAATGACAGATGTTGAAAAAATTATACTACATAATCTTCTGAGAAACGAAACTTATTCACGAAAAGTTACTCCCTTTATCAAGAGGGAGTATTTTCATGATAGGTCCATGAGATTTGTTTTTGAAACAATTCATGATTTTATACAGAAATATAATAATCTTCCGACAAAGGAAGCATTGTATATTATTCTTGATAAAAACAAATCAATCACTCAAGAGGAACTAAAGCGTGTCTCACTTATCATTGAGGAAATATCAAACAATCAAGAATCGTCAGACATCGAATGGTTGGTCAATGAAACGGAAAGTTTCTGTAAAGAAAAGGCAGTATACAATGCCATCATGGAGTCGATTCAAATCATTGATGGTAAATCTCAACAATCACAAGGGTCTATTCCAGATATTTTATCAAAGGCACTAGCAGTCTCCTTTGATGTTCATATTGGTCACGATTATATTGAAGACTATGAGAAGCGATACGATTTCTACCACACAATAGAAAAGAAGATTCCATTTGATTTGGAACCATTCAATCAAATTACAAATGGTGGAACTCCTGCTAAAACTCTTAATATTGTCATGGCAGGAACTGGTGTTGGTAAATCACTATTCCTGTGTCACCATGCTGCCAATTGTTTGAAGCAGAATCAAAATGTTCTTTACATTACATGTGAGATGGCAGAAGAAAGAATCGCTGAAAGAATTGATGCGAATCTTCTTGATGTTACTTTGGATAGTTTGAAAGAACTTCCAAAGACTGTGTATGAAAAGAAAATTAATAATTTGAGTGCTGGTGTTACGGGTAAACTTATCATTAAAGAATATCCAACTGCCACAGCAAATGTTAATCATTTTAGATTTTTGTTGGATGAGTTGTGGTTGAAGAGAAAATTTAAACCTGATGTAATCTTTATTGATTATCTAAACATTTGTGCTTCAGCAAGACTCAAAAACGGTAATAATATTAATTCTTATACTTACATCAAATCTATTGCCGAAGAACTTCGAGGATTGGCAGTAGAATATAATGTTCCTATATTCAGTGCTACTCAAACTACACGATCTGGATATTCAAATTCAGATGTTGGTCTTGAGGATACATCTGAATCCTTTGGTCTTCCTGCCACTGCTGACTTCATGTTTGCTCTTATTTCTACCGATGAACTAGCAGAGATGAATCAAATCATGGTGAAACAATTGAAGAATCGTTACAATGATACTGCTAGTAACAGAAAATTCTTGTTGGGAATCAACAGAGCTAAGATGAAAGTGTTTGATATTAAAACCACACAACCAACAAATTTGATAACCATATCTACAGTCCCACCTAAAGATAAAAAAACAAAGACTGATGATTGGAAGTTTTAATGTCTCTTTATCTTGATAAAAAGTATATCAATTTAGTTTCATCTTCACTTGAAAAATTCAAGTGGAAGAAAGGCAATTTGGCAAACTGCCGTTGTCCAATTTGTGGTGACTCTGAATTAAATAAGAACAAGGCAAGAGGGTATTTTTTCTCATCAGATAATACTTACTTTTTCAAGTGTCATAATTGTGGAGCATCTTATAACATTTATAAATTTCTTGAAATAATGTCTCCTCCATTGTTTCAGCAATATTGTTTGGAACAATTCAAAGATAAAAATCCACAAGAAGAAGTGATACCAAAAACAAATAACTCTTTTTCTTTTTCTGCTGATCCTCCATACGATAAAATTGAAGATCTACCAGAAAATCACGAAGCAAGAATATTTTTAGAAAAAAGAAAAATACCATACGAAAATAGAAAGATTGGATATACTGAATTGTTTGGACAATATGCCAAACAATTAAATTCAGATTATAATCTATTGAATGATAAAAGAATTATAATTCCAATATACGACGAACACAATAAACTTATAGGAGTTCAAGGAAGATCTCTTGGAAATGTTAAACCAAAATACATCACACTTAAGAGAAATGAAAATATAAAATTAACTTATGGTTTTGATAAGTTAAATAAGAGCAAGGGAATCTTTGTTGTAGAGGGTCCAATCGACAGTATGTTTCTCCCCAATGCCATCGCTACCTTGGGCGTAGGAAATTTTCTAGAGGTCAGGGAAAAATTACAGAATCAAGATCTTGTGTTTGTTTTGGATAATGAGCCTAGAAATAAAAATGTTGTGGACGTGGGAAGACAATTAATAGAGAAAAATGAAAAAATATGTATTTTTCCAAAAACTATAAAAGATAAAGATATAAATGATATGGTCTTGAATGGTCTAGATGTTGTGGATATAATAACCTCTAATACATTCAGTGGTGCTGCTGCTATGTTGGCATTTAATTCATGGAGAAAATGTTAATGAATATTTCAGAAGATGATTTTGCTGTTCTTACCGGAATTGTTGAATTCCATTTTAAATTTTCAGAATATGTTCGAGAACAAGATAAAGAATTGTTTTATCGTGCTGTGGATTATGCTAAAACATTTACAGAATCAGAAGGTATGAAATTTAATTATTGGCATGAAGATAACAAGAAATTTTTGGAAGAATTGTCTGAAATTATAATTAAAAA